TGACCAGCTGGAAAGCCGAGCCGTCATAAACGAGCTCGCACACGCCACCAGCTGGCAGATCGCCGGCGGCGGTGCCGCCGCCATTCATTAGCTTGATCGCGACCCGGCCGGCGCCGGCATCAATAGTGGAAGCGCCGGTGCAGGTATTGGCGACCTTTACCTTGATCGGCAAGCCAACGGTGTAGGCGGTGAGCGGGGGATCGAGCGCCACCGAAAGCGTATTGACCGAGCCAGTATCCTGCACGTAGTTGGCACGCTGCGAACGGATGGCCTTCATCGCCTGCAGCAAGTCGGCATCACTGGGCGTGATGAAATTCTTGGTGATGATGTTTATCAGCTCCCGCTGCGGAAATTCAAACACCTCTGCAGGCGGGATCGAACCCGCGCGACTAATAGTTGGATCGCCGTTGATGTACGAAGCGTCGGTGTTAGCTACGCCGAATGGCTGTTGATATTCCATGGCTATCCTCTATGGCGTTCCGTACATCGGATCGGTAGTCGCGGGAGATTGCGAGAAGTCAAACACCAACACAGTATGCGCGGGCTTCCAGCGATTGAGCAGGCACTGCAAATCTTCGGGAACGCCCATGCGCAGGTGTGGATCAATTCCGGCTTGACCGCTGGCGGCCCGGAACCAAGACACCGAGACTTGGCCGACGTTTGCCGACCAGGCAAAGCGCATTTCCGGCGGACCTATGTACCAGCGAAAATTCTTGCTAGTGTCGAGGGTTCCGTCAGCCTTGAGCGGACGGGTCTCGCCCGCTTGACTGACGCCAGCCATGAATGGCGCCCACTCTTTGATCTCGATCGTGAAGCCGAGATAAGCCATCAAGTCGGTGAAGTATTTGCGCGACTGGCCGCCCATCCAAGTCATGTAAAGCACGAGCATCTTCTGGCGCTCGGCGATCGTGGTGGCCTTGGGAAAGCAAGGATCAGGCAGGCCCCAAGCCCGCTCCCAATCCGGTAGCAGCTCGATGGTCTTGCGCGGGTCGCTCTCGCGTTCCAGCAGGTCGGCGGCGCGCCCGTCTACATAGCCCCAAAAGTTGTTGAGACCTTTCTTGACGTAGTAGGCGACGCCTTCACTATCGCGTGGCCACGCAATGCCCCACGGCAGCAGGCTGATAAATGCGGACAGATAATCCAAGCCCGACCGGCGCATATGCCGGTCGCGTGGGATAAGCGGATTATTCGGATCAGCTGACATAGACGATATCGCCAAGCACTGCCATATGGCCCATGCTCTCCATTACGTCGTCGGTGGTAGTCACGAGGCTGAACGAAACGACCCCGGGCGCATTCATAACCGCGGTGTACTTCCAGGCCGCGAAGATCGTCTGGCCGGGAGCGGCGAGCGCAAACAGCAAGTCGTGCAAGGACTGCTCGATGGCGGCGCGGACATCGGGAGTGTCCGGCTGCAGGTCGCGGATAAACACATCAATCGTATGCTTGACCGGAGCGAGCACCCAGAAGTCCTTGACCGCAACCGGGCGCACGGTGTCGATGTAGGCGGTGTCCCGCTGCAAGTCCTGCTCGGTCGGCCAGCCATCGTCATCGGCGCGTAGGTCGTCGAGCAGAACGCGGACGGTGACCGTGCCCATTCCCATCTCGTTTGGCGCGCACCATGCCCGGGTAACTCCGGGCACGGCTTTCGCCCAGCGCACATAGTCATGGGCTGCACCACCTTGCGGCGGTTGCCGGATGCGCTCCAGAACCCGAATGCGCAGGTTGTCGTCGCTCTCGGTTTCCGTTCCGCCCTCGAGCAGGAGGACCTCGGTGGAGGCATCGACGCCAAACGGCGGGTTGATAAAGTTCAGATTAGTACCGGCGGGCAGGTTACCGGCCGAGCCTGGGTCCAGCGCCCGGACGGTGACCGGAGTTGGCGCGCTATCGTAAATCGTGACTTGCTCCAACACCTCAAATTCCTGCTCGCTGAATAGCAGTCGAGCTCCCACCGGGATGACCGCGCCGAACCGGGTTGCGGTAGCGTTGACGGTCCCCTGCGCTAGCGTGGCGACCTTGCGTCCTACCGTGCCATCGGCATTGACTAGCCAGATGTCTCCATGGCGGTCGAGCCATTCGCTCTCGGCGGTGTCGGGCATCAGCATGCGCGACACCCACTCGATGAAGCGCAGCACCAGATGGCAAAGCCCGGCCTGCGTATCGGACATCACGCGCAGGACGTTGTTGCCAATCAGGATGGCACCGGACAACGCCGACGTTACCTCGTCGCGGACTAGGACGCGGGTTTGCTTTAAGGTGGGCGTGTTCCATGGCATTAGATGGTCACCACTTGATCCCAGAGATACGCGAATTGCATCTGGATGGCTTGCTTAGGCCCGCGGTACATCGTCACAAACACATCAATCTCTTGGCGGCCAACGCGTGCAGCTTTGACATCAACTGCAGTAGCGATGCCGCGAATGATGAAAGGTCGCAGCGCCTCGCGCGTGTACTGCTCACAGCGCATGACGGTAGAGCCTTCGATCGAGTTGGCATCGGTAATGCCTACTCGCATCAGCAACCAATTCTTGCAGCCGATCGGCCAGCCGTTCCAAATCTCCTCGGCGTCGAGGTCGCCCCACCAGCCGCGCCGGTCGGTGCTGTCCGGATCCGGCAGGGTGTCGGTCTCGGAGGCGAGTGCGTCGGTCAGGAGCGCCACCCTAACTGCGGTGGCTAGCTCCTCTTCCTCGCTCAGGCCTTGCGGTGATTGCAGCCAGTCTGTCAGGGTGCCGGGCAGCGCACCCTGCTGCTTCATCTCGGTTAGGGAGTTCATCCCCTTGAGAAGGATATCGACCATCAGATGGAAGCCTTACTTAGCGCGCGAATGGTCCCTCGGCAGAAGGCCGGGTGCACGATCTTGTTGTCGGCCACGATCTCGTCGTAGCGCGAGGCATCGGAATAGATGCGATAGGAAGTCGCCAGTGCCGGCATCGGGCTGAGGTAGTACCAAAGAATGCTTGGCAGCGGCATCGAGGTCTGGGCGAGGAAGCGTGCCAGTGTCGCGGCTAGGTTAACCAAGTCCTGATAAACCAGATTGTCGGCATCGTCCGCAGCCATGTCCTTGGCTAGGTCGAAGCTGGTCTTCATCCGGTCCTGCATAGCCTCGATGTCGTCGCGGCTTTCGAAGGTGGTGACAGCAATGATCTTGCATTGCGACGAGAGCGCATAGAAGATGCCGGACTGCGCCGTCCATAACGCGCCCAGCGTTTCCGGGTCTTCGGAGCGCAGCTGGTCGAGTACCGGGTCGAGCTGCGTTACCGTGATCCCAGCCTCGACGGCAGCATTGAAGCAGGCCAGCATCCGGTCCGGCAGCGTGCTATCCTTAACCGAGGCCGCCACATGGGCGTTGAGATCGCCAACGCGGGTGCGCAAGTCCGAGCCTTCGCGGCCTTTGTTGGTAGCAGTAAAGCTGATGAGCTTTTCGGTCATCCGCTGAATGATGGCGGCGATCTCCGCATTCATCAGCCGCACATTATAGCGGACTTGCAAATCAGAATTGATGATCCCGCCCGGCGGTTCCGGCGGAGTGAGGACTGGGTCAGTCATCGCTAACCCTCCTCACGGATTGCGCCCGGTCCGGAGAAGCGGCGGATCGCGGCCGGTCCCGGCGTCAGGCCTTGGCGGCCACCGATGCCGGCAGCACCGGTGTACTGGAATAACTTCTTGAACGAGCTCACCGTGGTGATATCAAACTTGGCGGTGGCCTGCTGCAGCAGCGCCTGGGTATCCTCGGCAACCGCGCGCGGGGCTTCGCCCGCCTCCACGAACGCCAAGTCAAACTCGTAATAAGCACCCTTCTGCCGGCTCTCGGAGATGCCATAACGCTCCACCATTACCATCATCGGCCCGCCGGAACTGGAGCCGTCCCGGCCGCCGCCGTAGGTCATCGAAAGCGTTGGGTGGATAAGCTCGCCGGGGCCGTCCATTTCCAAGGCCTCGACCAGCGCATTGCGTTGCGCTAGCAGGTTGCCGTAGGGCGCGCCGGGGCCGTGGTTTAGCTTGCGGTCGTTGAGAATGATGTAGGCGCTAAACTGCCAGTGCACGGCCTCGCGTCCCATGTCCTCGGCATAAGGCAGGTTGCGCTTTGGGTACTGATGCACAACGGTCCGGCGGCCCGACGAGCGGCCACTGCTCTCGACGTGGAAGTAC